GAGGGGAAGGTTGACCTGCGGGAAGAGCTACCCGCTGAGGGCGATTCGATCCTCATCGACCGGTACAAGTTGGGGCGTGTGCAGGGCGACCTGTGGGCGCGTGTTGCCGAGGTGACGTCGTGAACGCCGACCAGCCAACCCCCGACGTCGTGGACGCTCATTCGGCGGCGTGGGCAAACTTCGTCAACGGTATTGACGTTGACCTATTGAAGTTCGAACGGTGCGTGCAATCCGCGCTCACGTTGGACAGTGTGGTGCGCCGGTTGGATCGTGAGAGGCCGGGCGGGTGGGCTGATCGGAGTATGCGCCGTAACCATGAGGCGCGACGGGTTGAGTTCCGCCGTGCGCAGTCATTCCGGGTTGTCGCGTTCTCTGAGGTGGCGGCATGAAGCGCATGACCATGCAAGAGCGTGCCGATGAGGTTGCTTGGCTTATGGCTGGGGGTGTGTCCGCGGCGCTGATTGTTGAAGCGTTGGGGGTGAAGGCGAACGCGTTGGAGATTGGTTTCAGACGGTTGGGCCGTTCAGATCTTGCTGTTGTGTTTTCGGGTGAGAGTGAGCGGGAGAAGTTGCGCCGTCAGGGGTTGGCCGCATGACCGCCACGCCGAAAGCAACCCTCAAAGCCCTCGAACGGCGCGACGGTCACCTGTGCGCGTGGACGGGCACCGACCTGGGACGCCTAGTGCCGCAACACCGTCAGGGCGGCATGGGTGGCCGCAAAAGCAAACACCGACTTTCCAACGTCGTTTGGTTGGACTCGCTTCTGAACGGGCTGATTGAGTCGGATCCCGTTTTGCAGGGTGAGGCGCGACGGAGGGGAATCAAAATCTCGTTGCACGCCGACCCGACACGGGTTCCGGTTGAGCACGCCGTACACGGGTGGGTGCTGCTCGGTGACGCCGGTGAAGTGTGCGCACTGACCGTCTCGGAGGCGCACGAAATTATGCACGACTTAGGAATAGGAGCGGCAGCGTAATGGCGTACATAAAGGGGGCAACAATGTCCCCCGGAATGTGGTTCGAACACACATTCGAAGGTAGACTGAAGGTGGCAAAAGTGAAGGCCCAAAACGCGGAAACGTCTGGGCCTTCTGCCACTCCCTCACCATCTAAAGGAATAGGAGCAGCATCATGAGCGTATCAAAACGCACTCGGTTTGAGGTACTTCGCCGGGATTCTCACACCTGCCAATACTGCGGGCAGCTTGCCCCTGATGTCACGCTACATATTGACCACGTGATTCCAGTTTCGCTAGGCGGTAGTGACAACCCCGACAACCTTGTAGCCGCCTGCCGTGACTGCAACTTGGGAAAAGCCTCCATCGCACCAGATTCACCAATCGTCAAGGCGGTAGGAAACAGGTCGGCAACCTACCTGTTAGCGCAGGCCAACCGTGCGGCACACATGCACGCAGACGAGCAATTGGCTCAAGAGTTTGCTGACGAGTTCTTTTCGAACTGGAGCCGATACACGTGGGGTGACGATAAGCCGATCCCAACCGCAAAAGACGCCCGGTCACAACTCAAGAGCTGGTGGGCTTCGGGCATTCCGTTGGCATTTATGAGGGATGCCATTGACCTCACCATGTGTAACCATGCAGTGGTCATCGACAACAAGTTTCGTTATTTTGCTGGCGTGATCTGGCGGCACCTCGACACGTACGACATGCGTTACCCGGAGCAAACACAGGTTGGACGTGTTTACAGCGAAGAAGAAATTGATGACCACGGTCAAAGAAATTGGAGCATGGGTTATGAAGCTGCGCTTGCAATGCGAGATGCGAGAACTGCCTAATGGCCCGTATACGTTCGATCAAGCCAGAGTTTTGGCGGTCACCAGCAACGGCGAAAGCGTCACCTCGAGCACGCCTTCTCTACATTGCTATGTGGGGGTGGGCAGACGACTACGGGGTAGGTGAATGGACGTACCGGGAGCTGCTCGGTTATGCGTTCCCGCACGACGACGAAATAGGAAACGCGGAACTACAGTCGCTCCTCACGGAAGTTGCAACATGTTTCTGCACAGTGTTTTACGTCATCGACGGACGTCGTTTTTACTACATTCCGGCATGGGACAAGCATCAGAAGAATGAGCGGCGCGCGCAGGGTAAACATCCTCTGCCTGATGCCCCGGATGCCAGTGTTGACGCGGATTTTCATTCATCTGCGGAAATGCGCGGAAGTTCCGTGCGTACTCACGGAGATACAGCGTCTGGAACAGGGGAACAGGGGAACATAGGAACAGGGGAACAGGGGAACAGGGGAGGCGCTTCCGCGCCGAGTTTGTTTTCTGACTTCTGGATTCTCTGGCCGCGAACTGAGGGCAAAATTGCCGCGTCGAAAGCGTGGGCAAAAGCCGTCACCAAGATTGACGACTCCACCCTGCTTGAGCGGGTGCGCGACTACGTCAACCACCCCAACCGGCCCGACCTCGAGTTCATCCCTCACGCGTCGTCATGGTTGAACGGTGAACGGTGGAACGACGGGCCACCCGTTGCCCGCTCGAGCACAGCCAAACCAACACAGTCTGACCGGTTCCACGAAACATTGCAGATGGGTCTTGAGTTGCAGGCCGAACTCGACCGGGCAGCAGACATGCGGGCGATCGCGTGAACGCTGCACAGGTTGCCGCTGTGGTGGCAAAGATTCGTTTGGGCGATAACCGGGAGACAAGCCGTGAGGTGATTCTGGAGTGGGTTGATTCGATTGGTGATCTTGATTTTGATGATGCGGTTGAGGCTGTGCGAATGCACCGGCGGGAAACCACCGTGTATTTGCAACCCGCGCATGTGCGTGCAAACGTGCGGCTGTTGCGGGCGCGTCGTGAGCGGGATGTGCGCGTGTCTCAACCCATTGTCGCTGCGATGCCGATCACGTTAGACCGGGCGGAGTTTGACCGGCTGACGGCTGTAGCGATTGCTGAGCATCGTGCAGGTAAGGCGATGCGCTCATGACTTTCACCGAAACACTCAACGCCACACAACCGCCTGTAAGGGCACAGAAAGGAAACGCTGTGACTGAGGTCAAAGATTCATTCGACGGACGCGTAACAGGCATTGTGGAGCGTGTCAGCCCATACGCGCGAGGTTTGGTTGCCGTCGTTGCGTTCCATGCAAACGAGAAAGACCAATATCCGAGCCGTGTCACCGTGTGGGGAGACTCGGACGCACCGGACGTGGGTACGCGGGTGAAGGTGACCGGTCGAGTTTCTTGGCGGGTTGAGGAGTACAACGGGAAGCATCGCGCGCAGGTGTCGATCAACTTTCCGACGTGGGAAGTTTTGGCGCCCGCCGCTCCCGCTCCGATTTCGGCGCACGACTCAGACGACACGCCCTTCTAACCATGCGTTACATGACTGGCGGCTACTCGACCGCACACCAACCGTCAACGCAACTACGCGAACCGGCACCCCATCGGTGCGGGCATTGCGTTACACCGTGGGGTGTCAGCACGATTGCCTGCCCCAACAATGTGGCGGTGTCGCATGACTGACGGCGATCCGGACAAGGGGGAAGTGCTCAGTTTGTGGGCAACCCTGCAAGCAATGACCGAAATGGCGCAACTGGCGAAAGAGAAAGAAGCAGCCGATGAGTGACAACTACCTGCCAACGACAGCAGATGTGCGCGAATACTTTGCGTTTGGCGATTTCCACGGGTGGAGCGAACGGGTTCCTGACCGGTACGAGTTGTTCGATCGTTGGCTGGCCGAGCATGACCGGCAGGTGAGGGCACAAGCATGCGAACGCTTGTTAGACGCTATGCACGACGAAGAACTGCTCAGTTGGTACGGCGAGCAACATTCAATGGAAGAAGAACCGCATGAGTGAGCCGTTGCATTTGTATCGGGGCCGCACGAACGATGACGGCACCGTGACCGTGGCAAGTTTTATCACCGTGTGCTGCTCCCGAGTGCTTTCCAATGGACGAGGAACCGTCATCGAAGATCAGGCGACATGCGCCACAAACAGCCGAAGGGGCACCCCATGAGTGACGAGTACACGCCAACCGGCCCGAACTGGCGTGACGCACTCAGCGACCTCGACCTGGACTGGTTGGACGATGACATGGCCGCGAACGATGCCAACTTTTACGGGGAAGAAGACGCTGATGAGTGAACGGTTGACCACACTGCTCGACGCTGCAAACGCGACCGAAAGGAACACCACGCCATGATCCAAGACAGTGAACTCCGAACAGCAGTCGAACAGCTTTGCGAACCGTGGGAAATGGTGTTCTCACCGCAAGAAACGGGCCGCCCCGGTTACACGGTCATTCCGCAACAACCGTTGCTGGACATGCTGTACAACGCACGCCGGTCATCGACAGGTCGCACCGGTAGTGGCAGGTCGGAGGCCAGCTCACGCAACCTCATTGATCTTGCAGCGTTTGAACTGTGGGAGCACATCGACGGCGGCACGCGGTCTTGGATTCGTGAACTGTCAAAAGAGCGTCCTAGCAGGGAACTCAAATCGGCAGTGTCTCAACTGGCAACAATGGCCGACACGCTGTACCGGTCGGGCGGGTTAGATGAGCCAACGTTTACGCGCCTGTCATCAATGGTCGTCAAATGGAAAGCAAGTATTGACCTGTATTTCGATCCGCCAGTAGTCAAAGAACTGCAAGCCCCATGCCCGCGCTGTGCTCACACCGACTATTTTGACGCGGCTGGCCTCAAATCGACGGCAGTCATTTTGACGTACTCGCGCGGTCAATCACCGGTCGGGCATTGTCGGCGGTGCTTGCGAAGGTGGGAGGGCGACCGGGAGTTGTTGGAGTTAGGTTTCTCCGTGCGGGCGACGATGGATTTGGATGCGTTGCGAGAAATGGGAGTGAGTGCGGCATAAAGCGACACGCGGACGCCCTCTACCATTTGAGGCGTTCGCGTGATACCCTAACCGTGCGCGCTAGAGGTGTGCCCAAATGCGGGCATTCTGACATCGCCTAATTGCTCCCCATCGTCCGCTCGGATTGGTGGGGTTTTGTTTTGCCCGCTCACAGTCCACCAAATACAGCCGTTCTGGCACTCGGGACTTGATGTTGCGGGCATTAGATGACAAAGGGCGCACTCCTGGTGACGCCTGACCAGCCCTCAAACCCGCGGGCCGTCCACTAAGCGGCGGTCCAGTAATGGTGGCGGGGGAGCGCACTGGACGTGTGGGGCAGCACGGGTCAACTCTGCCCCCCTCGACATTGGAGGCGTCATGAGCACGCTTTCCGATCGTATTACCGCCGCGAAACCGGTACGCACCCGCGCCGACGTGTACAAGTGGTACGCCGGCCTCACCACGGCTGACCGTGACGCCGTAATGGGCATGCTGCTCGACCCTGACTGGTCACACCTTGCAATTCAACGGTTCCTAGCCGATGAGGGCATACCAATCGGCAAAGAGACTGTTGCGAAGTGGAGACGAAGCGTTGGCTTCAATGGCCGATCGTATTGACGCGGCACGCCTAGACCAACCCGACGTTGTACCTGCAAAGTTCCGCAAGGGTGCTGAGTGGGATGACGAGGGCGGGCAGGGCGCCACTGGGCCTGTACGTGAAATCGTGTCCGATCATGGGCAACTGTTGCGTTTGGCCGGGTTAGACCCGGACGCTTGGCGCATTATTGGACGTGTTTCGCAGTGGACAAAAACGCATCACGACAAAGCCGACACCTACTCTTTCTTCTTCCAGTTCGAACGCATCACCGCCGGTGCCGACGCGATCGACTTGCCCGCCCTATACGCAACGGCACGCCGACCCCGCAAACCCCTCCCACGCGCGACAGGTGACCGGGCAACCGTGGTTGTGTTCGCTGACCCGCAGATTGGTAAGACGGGGCGGCGCGGTGGCACGCCTGAACTGATCGACCGGATAGCGGAGAAGCGGGCACTACTTGAACCGCTGCTGAAATTGCGGAAACCGTCACAGATCCTGTTGGCTGATGCGGGCGACGGCTTCGAAGGCTTTGAGTCCGGCGGCAATCCCATGTTCACAAATGACCTGAGCCTTGCACAGCAGATGGATGCCTACGGCACCGAGTTGTGGTTGTTCATCGAGCAATGCCACCGGCATGCACCCGTTACCGTTGCCGGGGTGCCCAGCAACCACACTGCCTGGAGAAACGGACGCCAAAACCTCGGCAAGCCGTCCGACGATCTCGGCCTGTTCGTACACCGCCAGGTTGAGAAGATCACGACGGCGGCACGCATGAACGTCACGTTCACCGCACCGAACCCATACGACGAATCAGTAGCCGTCAACCTGCTCGGTACAAGCATTGGTTTAGTGCATGGCAACCAGTTCGGGCCGGGTCAGTCCGTGTCGTGGTGGGAGAAGCAAACGTTTGGCGCGCAAGCCATTGCTGGTGCTGACGTTTTAGTTTCTGGACATTATCATTCGTTTTCTGCAAACGTGGCAGGCCGCAACCCCGTCTCCGAACGGCAGCGTTGGTCAATCGGCGCACCAACACTCGACAATGGGAGCGACTGGTACAGGACTACGGCAGGCCGCGACTCCGACCCCGGTTTGCTCGTGTTCGATGTGACCTCCAACGGGTTCGACCTCAGCTCGTTGACGATCCTCTAATCGTGGGTGCCGCGTTTGGTTGCGAGTTGCAGCCCGCGAACGCTTAGACCGGTGAGTTCTTGCAGGCGCACCCACGTTGTGCCGCCCGCGAGTGCTTCCCGGATTTGTCTGTCTCGGTATTGGATGAGTTGTTTGCGGTGCGTGTCAAGCGTTTCGAGTTTGCTGATGGTCTTGGTGAGTTCGTCTAGGTCGGTCATAAAAAAGACTCTACAGGGTATTGCGTTGAGTGCTCTACCGTGTATAGTAAAGCTATGACAACGACACAGAACATCGCAACTGAAATCTTCCCCAAGCTGCTTGCAGACCCCGCCGTTATCGCAGCATCGACCGGCACGGTTGAAGAGTTCGCGGCGGCCCTCGAAAGTGAACTGCCGCGCATCCTTGAATCGCACCGCATCGCAATGGCTCGCGCATTCGACGTACTCGCAAACGTGGTTGTTACTCGGCCCGCCGACACGTTGCGCTACTTCGCCCCGCGCATCCTCCAAGCCCTCGCAAACTAACCGGGCCGCACGCCCACGGAAAGCCCCGACACCCTCACCGGTTCGGGGCTTCACCTTTGCCCGCCGATACTGCCTAACCGTTTACCCCCGACCTGCCTAACAGGAAAGTGTTTGGTGACTGATGATCCCTACACCGCAGTTTGAACCACGCTTAGACGACAACGCGTTGGTGGTCATTGCGGCAGCCGATCATGTTGCGGAACTGCTACCAAACGACACACGCGGGTTCACGGTCACCGAACGGTTAGACGGCGTAACACTTGCCGCCCTCAAAGAGATGGGCCGACAGGTCATCTAATGGCCGGCCAATGGGTGTACGTCCCAACCGGGTCAACCATCCTCGTCACCCCGTCACCGTCCTACCCATCAGTTGGCGGGTTAGACGACATGACCGACGTGCTCGACCATTGGGCAGACACACGCACCGGAAGTTGCACCGTCATCGACGTAGACGCCAACATTATTCGCGGCACCCAATAACAATGCGCGTCTGCTCCACACCCGGCTGCGCCACCATATTCGCCCGCACCGAAGGCTCACGATGCCTCAAACATCGAGTGCAAGCCGAAACGCTCAGAGGCACCAGCACGCAACGTGGCTACACCAGCCGCGCCCACCAAAGATTTCGCACCCACGTACTGAACGCCGACCCAATATGCGTCAACTGTGGGATAGCGCAAGCAACCATTGCCGACCATTACCCACAGTCACGCAAAGACCTACTAGCACTGGGCCTCAACGCCAACGACCCCAGGTACGGACGCGGCCTCTGCAAACGCTGCCACGACAGGTCAACAGCAGCCGAACAGCCCGGAGGCTGGAACGCACGCCCAGAGGCCGTCTAAGGCATTCGAACACGCGTTCGACCCGCCACCCCGACCGGGGGGCCACCCCCGCCCCACCCCGCCCCTAGACCCGCCGGGGAGGTGGCTAAAACCCGCGGCGTGTTCAAAGGTTCCAAATCGGCTCCGCAATGGGGTTGTTCTCGTGCCGCGCAATGCGGTTGGAAGGTGGTTGTCATGCCTAGTGGTGGTGCTCGTTTGCGCTCTGGCCCTGCTCCTGATCCGGGTTCGTTTCGGTCGGCGGCTAAGGATTGGGTGACGTTGCCGGCGGAGGGGTTTACGGGTGTTGTGCCTGTTTTCCCGTTGTCGGATCCGCTCATGGTCGAATTGGATTTGTGGGCTGAGCTGTGGCGGAAGCCGCAGGCGGTCATGTGGGACAAGTTGGGGATGAAGTTTCAACTTGCTGCGTATACACGCGCGTTTTTGGAGTCTGTGGAGCCGGGCGCGGTGTCGGGTTTAAAGACTGCGGTTCTTCGCATGGAGGGCGAACTTGGCATTTCGTTGCCGGGGATGACGTCGTTCCATTGGAAGTTTTCTGAGGATGAGGTGGCAGCTCGTCGTCCAGTGGTAAAAGTTGCTACGTCGGCACGGTCACGGTTGAAGGCTGTCAGTGCCGAATGAGCCTCTGTCTGTGGTGCCTGAGTGGATTGAGGCTCACTGCGTAATCCCTGACGGTGACAACCGGGGGACGCCGTTTCGGTTGGGAGATGATCAGCTCGCGTTTGTTGGCAACCATTACATGGTGACGCCGACCGCGTTGGTGGGGCAGAGGGCTGAGGCGTTCGTGTTTCGCCGTTCTCAGTTGGTGCGGGCGCAGAAGTGGGGCAAGTCTCCGCTGGTTGCGGCGTTTGTGTGTGCTGAGGGTGTCGGCCCCGTCTTGTTTGACGGGTTCGCGCTGGGTGGTGAAACGCATGATTGTCGTGAGTTTGGTTGTGGCTGCGGGTGGGTTTACGAGTATGAGCCTGGTGAGCCGATGGGCCGACCGTGGGCCACTCCGCTCATTCAGATCACGGCAACGTCTGAGGATCAGACGGACAACACGTACGGCGCGTTGCGGCCCATGATTGAGCTTGGCCCGCTGTCGGAGCTGATTCCGCATACCGGCGAGGAGTTCATTCGTCTGCCTGGTGGTGGCCGTATTGACGTTGTGACCTCTAAAGCGAATTCGCGTCTTGGTCAGCGGGTGACGTTTGCCCCGCAGGATGAGACGGGTTTGTGGGTGAAGGCCAACGGTGGGCATAAGTTGGCGAACACGCAACGGCGCGGTTTGGCTGGTATGGGTGGTCGTGCGATTGAGACGACGAACGCATGGGATCCGGCTCAGGATTCGGTGGCGCAGCGCACGTTTGAGGCTGCCGCAGCTGACATCAACAAAGACTTCAAAACGCCGCCCGCGAATCTGTCGTTTGGCAATAAGCGTGACAGGCACAAAATCTTTCTGTTCAACTATGCGGCGGCACCGTGGGTGTCTGTTGCGGCGATTGAGGCGGAAGCGTCGGAGATGATCCAGAAGGATCGGGCTGAGGCGGAACGGTTTTTCGGCAATCGTGTTGTTGCCGGGTCGGGTGCGTGGCTGGATGCTGGCGTGTGGGATTCGCGCGTGCCGAAGGCGGGTGCGCGTGTGGTGGAGGCGGGCACGTCGATCGTGCTCGGATTTGACGGGTCGGATGTGGATGACTGGACGGGCATTCGAGCGGAGACGTTAGACGGCTACCAGTTCACGCCCACCTATCACGACGGCAGGCCCACAATTTGGGATCCACGGTTGACGAACAATCGGGTGCCGCGTGGTGAGGTTATGGCCGCGTTCGATGAACTGTTTGCCCGGTTTGATGTGGTGCGCGCATATTGCGATCCCCCGTATTGGCAGTCGGAAATTGACGGGTTGGAAGCGCGCTATCCGAAACGGGTGTTTCGGTGGGAAACGTACCGGCCTAAGCAAATGCACGCCGCACTGGAGCGGATGAAAACGGATGTCATGTTGCATGAGTCCACGTTCACGCATGACGGTGACGAGCAAGTTTCTACACATATTCGAAACGCTGTTGAGGTGGCCCGCACGCCATATCCGGCGTACCTAATTTTCAAAGCGTCCGAGTCTCAAAAAATTGACTTGGCGATGAGTTCTGTTCTCGCGCATGAGGCTGCGAGTGATGTTATTGCTGCCGGTTATTCGCCGGCGGAGGATGAGTACGTGTATTTCTAACCCCTGGAGGTTCCTTTGGATTCCATTGAAGCTCTCAGGCTGGTGAACCGCATTTATGAGCGGCTAAACGGTCGGCGTGCCGGTGTGCAAAAGCTTGAGGATTATTACTCAGGCAGGCAGCCTTTGTCGTTTGCTACTGCGGAGTGGCGGAAGGCTAACGCGGCCCGCTATGACGGGTTTTCGGATAACTGGTGTCGTCCGGTGGTTGATGTTGAGGCTGAGCGTATCCGTCACACGGGTATCAAGATCAGTGGCAACGATGCGGCGGCAAATCTGTTGTGGGAGCAGTGGCGGCTGAACGACATGGAGATGCAGTCATCTCAGGGGTTCGTTTCCACTTTGACGACGGCGCGATCGTTTGTGATCGTGTGGGGCGACGATGACGGCAACCCGATGAACACGTGGGAGCACTCGTCAAGTGTTGAGGTGGAGGTTGACCCCGAGAACCCGCGTCGCGTTATTGCGGCTTTGAAAACGTGGGTGGACGGTGACGACGAATATGCGACGTTGTACACCGACGTTGAGGTGTGGAAGTTTCAGCGACCACGCAGCACCAACCATTCACTGTTGGAGTTGTCGCAGGCTCAACAGGATCGTGTTTTTGGCAAACCGCAGGGCGGGTGG